GTCTTGGTGCCGCCTATTGTCTGGTCGCCACTGGTGAACACTATTCCACTCATCCCAGTTATGTCCACCTCAACCCAACTTGAAGTCCCCACATCGTATCTGTACCAAATTTTCTCGTCAGTTGCGTAGGCTATGCAGCCGTCTCGGCTGGCCGTTGGAGTAGGAAAGTCCGCCTTCTTCCCTACATACAGGACAGTGCATTCTCCTGGCTTATGTTCCCATACATCGCTGTGTCCACTCTCGTCAGAGTAAGCGTGGTGCTGAACATTTGCTCTCTCCCTGATAGCTACCTTCAAGTCAATGATGTGGTCATCAACGGATGAGTGGTAGTCAGTTCCCTTCGGAGTAGTCTCGTCCCATTGCTTAGCAAAACTCATATCTCACCTCATCAAGTAGTGAAGCAGTGCCGTATTGAGGGCTGTAAGTAGTCCGATTTCAAGCGCCCAGTGATGTCTCAAGTGATTAGACAAGGTTTTCTTAATCCAAGCGATGTCAGTCTTTATCGCAGCAAGCTCCTCCTTCATCATAGCGTCCTCCCAGTAAACGGGTTCTTCCACCACTCGCCAACCAGAGAGGAAGTGCGAACCCTGAACGGACGAGCAATGGGTGTCCAGTCCTCTCCACTGTGGTCAGATGCGACGCTTGCCTTGAAGAGTTGAGGAACTATCTCTTTTCCCCAGTAGGCTGCGTCCTCAACCTCTCTCAGGCTCCAAAAGCCGAAGACTGTTGCCACAGCGACCAGCAAAGCGTCCTTCCTCAGCAGAGAAGGTGTGTCGTTGTCAGATGTCATAGGAGAAGGATAGACGCTGCAGCGGATGAGCAAGGGATACTCCTTGTCAGGAATAGGGAAAAGCTCGTATTGGGTGCCGTAGTCCACATAGTAGCCAGGTCTTGCCCTTGAGGAGGCTGAGGGGTAGGGCACTATCCTGTCAAAGAGCCTCGGGAATACGTATTCTAACTTGACTGAACTGGCTCCGTCCTGAACTCTGACCGAGTAAAGGTCTTTCATATTGCTGGGGAAGTTCATAGTGTTAGTCCCATCGGAAGGAGTTGTGTCAGTCTCATTAACTCTCATTTCTTCGTAGGTGTGGAGGTCAGCAACGAACTGAAGAGCCCAGTTCAGCCAAGTGTTTATCCGAGTGTCTGGAAGAGCATCGCTTGACCTCTTCAGGTTGAACCTGACTTCGTCTCTTAACTCAGCTCTTGTCATCTCTGTAGCCTCCGCTTAACCCGTTCAAGAAAGTCCTTTGTCTCCTTGGGCATAATTCCCTTAACAACTCGTCCGATGCCTGCGTTGTATGCCCAAAGGACATTGTCAAGGGTCACAGGCAGCTTGTATGCTTTTAGCATCGCAGGTATTCTCTTCAGGAGATACCAGCCGCCAATCTTCTTGTTGAGGTCTGGGTCGTATAAGTCGTCCAGACTGTATGAAGTTTTGTGGTAGTTGTTGTAGTCGTCCAGAGCAGGCTTCCTCACCTGCATCAAACCTCTCGCTCCTCTCAGGCTCCTCGCAAGGGGTTTGCCCTTGCTCTCCACCCAGATGACAGCATCAATCAGTTCTCCGTTCATACCAGTCCGTAGGCAACGAACCTGACATTGGTCACAGAGGACAAGTCAGTTCCATTCCCTACCTCAGCTCCAGCACTCGCAGAAGCGTTGCTGATAGTTCCAGAAGGCGTCCCAGCGGAGACACTCTCAGTGTCTATATCAATGTCGCTTCCAGCACCGCCAGGGTGTCCTATCTTTACCGAGCTCTGCGCCGTTCCGTCCCCCTCAGTAATGCTAACAAACGCAGTCACATCACCAGCCGCTTCGGTCGCATTGACAGTGAAGGCCTTGTGGCTGTGAGCGGAAAGGGCAGAGCCTGTGAAGTCGTGGTTGTGCTGAACCGAAGGTGTGTATGCCTTCACCTTCTCATTGGTGTAGTCATACTCAAAGAAGTAGCCGCCCTTATTCTCAAAGAAGACAGCTAGCACGGTCTTCAAGCGGTCAGTAAGGTCAAGGCTCTCGCCGCCTGTGGGGTAAGAGCTGTCAAAGCTGATTTTCCCAGTGATGATACCCACATTGCGACTAATCCTCTCTGCAGAGGGTAAGTCATAAGTCTTTGTCAGTGCCATCTCTCCTCCTTCATCGGTGAGGGAGGGAGTTCAGAGGCTCCCTCCCCTCGTAATTTCAAAAATTGAAATTACGGACAGATAGTCAAATAGACGGGCTCAATCTTTGTGTCGGTGTGGTCAGCACTGTCCAACATCACCATTCCCACGATGCTTGGGCCAACTCCATCGCTGTCAACTGCCTTGTAGACATCCACAGCTCCTGCGGTAGAACCGCTTATTCCAAGCAATCTCTCGTCAATTGCGTTGCCGAGAGCATTAGCAGTCCCATCAATTTTCACTCCACAAGGGCCCCAAGTCTGTCCCCAGAAGTAGTAGTTGGCAGTCACAGAGATTAGAGGAACTCCCACAGGAAGGATAATCCCGTCTGTAGGACAGACTATCACGCCGTTGTAGGGTGAGGAAATTATGGTGATGTCGGTGTCAGATGTGCTCCACGCTGTTGCCAGCCCATCATACAGTTCTACCTGCACGAGGTTGTTAGCGTCGCTGGCAGTATTAGACTTTATCTTATAAGTCTCGCCAGCACCAGTTCCCTCGTCAACTACAAGGTATCCTTCAGCGAACTGGTTGGCGGTGACCCCTGATGCAGTGATGGTGACCACCCTTGTTCCGACACCGTGAGCCACAGTCACCGTGTCCTCTGTGGTCAGTGCGCAGGGAGCTCCAACCACATAGCCAGCACTGAGATTTGAAGAGCCAGCTTTCATATACCGAAAGACACGGTCTCCTATCACCAGGCGCTCGCCCAGTTTATGCTTCTGAGTGCTACTCGCCTGGTAGATGTCTTGAGCGGTCACTGTAGCACCGAAATTAGCCCCTTTATACTCCATCTCAAACCTCTCAAGGCTGGCGACCTACCCACCAGCCAAAGCCCTCTCAAGTCCCAGGTAGGTTGGGACGCCACACGGACTAAGCAGAGATGTTATACAGAACGCCCTGCCGTGCACAGTTAGACATCACGAGGTTGCAGACTGTCATAATGTGTGCAACGCGGTCTCTTGGCTGATTGACAATCGGCAACCACTCGCCCATCCTGAAGTTCTCAATCTCGTCCACGACCCACTCAATGAAGTTGAGGTTGAGCATATAAAGACGGCCAGATGGACAAGAAGGAGACCAAACGATGGGTCTTCCCTTGTAAGCCAGTTCTCCGAAACCAAGGCTTACCATCTTTTGGTCGCCCTGAAGTATCCTTGTTATCTCAAGCACCTCGTTCTCGTAGAGGTCGTAGACATCTTCAGAGCAGACTACCAAGTCAGGAAAGCGAGAGATGCCTTCACCGTGTCGTCCGCACCGATTGAACATACGACCCATTCTCGGTAGGAGATACAGCGAGGCAGCCTTTCCAGACATATCCTCTGCGTTGTTTCTCCACCAAGTATAAGAGGCTCTGTCAATGTTGGCGACAGTCCCAGAAGTAGGGTCAGTTGCTACCAAGTTGCCGAGACCATCAATCGCTTTCCCGTCGTCAGCAGTTCCATCGCCAAAGAGACAACTCTCAAGCTTGTCAATCATACTTGTTCTCAAGTTGTCTATGTCGTCGTTGACCTTCTTTATCAGAGCCCTCTTGTTTCTGTTCTGCTGAAAATCAGCAAAGTAGCGAACGATGTGTCCAGTCAGATACTTCCAGGGATAGAAAGCCACTGTCAAGGCGTCAGTTCCTTTGATGCTGACAGTTCCTCCCTTTCCGATGAACTGGACTGTCTCGTTCTTCTGATACCTCAGGGTCACCTCTATACGACTTCCACCACTTTCAGTTCTCACTCTCCCTTTCTTCTTCAATAGATAGAAGAAAGGAGTTGCTTCGTGGATTTGGTCTACGACCTCTTTCCAACGAAGAGCCCAAGTGGTGGCATACATACTGTCTAATTGTTCTAAGTATGTTAGAGCCATAGCCTACCACCTCCTATCATTGCTGGTTTCCAAACACAGTTCTGTAGGCGAGCTCTGCTGCCTCCTCAGGAGAGAGTTGTTTCCCTTGCATAGCACTCGGAGGAATACCTCCCTTCTCAGAAAGGACTTTCCTCTCCTTCTCCGCCTTTTCTCTCTCCTTAGCAGCCTTTTCCTCTTCCTCAAGTTTAGCCTCAATCTTCGCCTGCTTGTAGCACTTCTCAGCCGACCAGCTGGGGTTCTGCTCCGCCAGCTTCTGTATCTTGTCTTTGTAGTTCCAGAAGTCTGGGTGTCGGAGAGCAGTCATTTCTACATCCAAGCGAGCCAGAGCAAGAGCCAGCTTGTCTTGAGTTTCCTCAAGACGAGAGCTCAGCTCGTTGACTGCACTCTCCAAGTCGGCTTTGTGCTTCTTCTCCAGATAGTCAACTATCTCTTTGGTTGAGGCTGTCTCAAAGTCAAGTTCACCCTCTCTGGGTTGTTGCTGAGACTTGCCTTCCTTCCACTTGAGGTAGTCTTCGCTGAGGAGTTCTCCTTCATACTCGCCCAGCTTCTGCTCCAGCTCTGCCTTCGCATTGCTCAGAGCCTTCACAGTTTCCTTCAACTTGGTAAGTTCGCCCTTCAACTGGTCAAGGTCTTCGCCCCCTCCGTCTTGAGGGTCGCCCTCATCGTTTCCCTGCTGTTGCGTTGTTAAGAAGAACGGCAGCAGGAGAAACGGCATCGCCTGCATTATGTTTTCCAGTGGAAACACCTTGCACCTCCTTTAACCTTTTCATCTTCCAGGCTCTGTAGCCTCTCAAAAGAGCCCTCTGAACCAGCTTTATCTCGGCACCAGTCAGCTTGCCAGAAAACTCGGTCTCCACAGGCTTGTCATCATATACTCTGATAAAGATTTTGCCTTTCAGCATAACTGCCTCCCATCAGAGAAGCCTCGCTGCTCTGAGACCTCTCTTCTTGCATTCTTCCTTCAACTTCTTTTTGCTGTCTATCCAGATAGGATAGACATCAAGGTCGGTGTAGAGAGCGGGAGTGAACATCATTACATTTGCAGAGGAGTAGGTGCTGAAGTCAATTTCAGCCTTTCCACCACATTGACACTTGGCATCTCTCCTCTCGTCCACTCGTCGCCACTCTTCCCATCTTCTTCCACAGTCTTTGCAGATATATGCATAGCAAGGCATTACAGGGCAGCGCCAATCAGAGCTCCAGCCCTCTCCAAACCAGCCTTCAATCTGTCTGGTTGCTGCAAGAGGGAGTTTTGGCGAGCTATGAATTCTCTCACAGTCATAGGTCGTGAGAGGGTCTCTTGAGAAGGAGGGAGAATTTTCATCACATCAGCCCACTCAAACTCCCTCAGCAGCGAACGGAGGAGGTAAGAGATGTTAGCGCCAGGATACTTGCTCAGTGCCTGTATCACTTGTAAAATCTCGCTTCTCTTAATTGCCTTGGTCATAGGGGTCATACTCTCTACGTCAACTCTTACATTGTATTCACCGATAATCTCTCTGCCAGTGAATTCTACCCAGTAGCGAGCCGCATCATATCCTACCACTTCAGCCACCCTTCTCCTATCCCACATCTTGAAAACCAACTGGATAATCTTTCGCACAGCTTTCGTCAAGGCATCAGCCACAGCATCTCTTCTGCTATCCATTCTCAACTGGTGGGCGAAGTGGACTATCTGGGCTTCAGTGGCTGTCTTCCTTCCAGTTGATAGTTCTCCAGCCTGTAGCTTTCCGACACCCATCATCTCTCTCACATCGCTCCGTATAACCTCAACCCACTGGACTAAGTCAGGCGGTATGTGAGGTTGAAGCATATTGACAGCCTGAGATGGTGCCCCATCAACGAAGACTACGGGACCGACATCCTCCCTCAGCATCTTATCTATCTCATCAGGGTCTATAGCTCCTCTCTGGGCGAGAAACTTCACCAGAGCCAGTCTCCGATGCTTCATAGCTTGAGTTCTGGCTTCGTTCATTTCCAGTTGCTGTGGCTCCATTATCTGAACATCGCTTGCACTCCAGTAAAACTCAGTGTCCTCGTTGAAGGTGAAGTCAACGAACGGTAGTCCTTCTATCTGGAGTTCATCCTCTTCTTCTCTTAGCCATTTGTCGTAGCCAGGCACCAAAACCCTGATTTCTCCTCTCTTTAAGTCTCTTATCTCGTGTAGCTCCACATAGTCTATCTCACTGGTCAGAGACTGGTAAAAGTCCCTCTTCTGGACATCCCTGTAGAGCAGTTCTATGTGAGTTCCTTGAAGGTCTCTGGTATTCTTATACTTCGGGTCTGCTTTCACATCCTCAAGGGGTCTAATCGTGATATGGTCAACCCACGGACAATCGTCCAGTGTCTGAACACCATACGGAACTATGAAGAATTCGGGAAATACTTGGATTGCCCAAGGCATCCCTGGCTTCACATTCGTGTTATACTCAATTCGCCGTCCCTTGTTGTCAAGGTAGTTGAAAGTGAGGCTCTCAAGTCCCAGAGTTTCAAGAAGCTCATCTCTGGTGAAGCCGTAGAGACTATCGTATCCGATTTTGATGATGCCTCTGTTGGTGAAGAAGCAGTCTATCACCGCTCGTCTTATCGCCGTTTTGATGTCTATCTCCTGAAGGAGCCAGTTGACGATACTCTCAAGAATGCGAGCGTGTATCTCAAGACCAGGTCGGAGACGAGGCGTGATGTTGACATAGGGGTTTCTCAAGTAGATACTGGGAACCATCGTCCTGAGCATCGCATAGACCAGGTTGTAGGGGAGGATACCGTCAGCAGAAGATTGATAGCCTGGAAACACTCCCCTTGCGTAATCACGGTAGACTGGCCATCGCTTAGACCAGCCGAACCGTTCCTTATACCTCAATCCCTGTTCAATTAGTTTCCACCACTGTTCAGTCATAATTTCAATTTTTGAAATTACGAAGAACCTTAGCCAGAGCCGAGCCTCTCGGAGGCACTTTGTCCGTTCCGTGAAGCAGCCTGTGGGTTCTTCTCCTCTCTTCCTCAGTCTTCGGTTTTCCTCTTCTCGGTCTCCCAGTCGCACCCAATCCACTGAGATGATGAACCTCGCCTGCGATTGGTCTACCTCCTCCCTTCGGATAGCAAACCCTTATGTAGACATCAGGACGAGGCTTAATAGTTCTCACCCGTCCACCCCTCTTCACGCACTCCTCAAAAGCCTTTGGCATCCTATCCTCCATACAAGTGTTTTCTGGTTGAGTAGAGAGCAGAGATTTCCGCTCCACTCAAAGCCCTGTTGTAGATACGGACTTCGCCGATGAGACCATTGAGTTGACTTGGGCTATACGGATTTCCAGGATTATCGCCTATATGGACAGGTATTGAGTAAGCAGGTAAACTTGCAGATAAAGTCCCGTAATAATCCATATCTTTCGCTTCACCATTGATATAAATCCGCAATTTCTCCTGATTTGTTGAGCCATTTCCATCGTATACCACCACTGCGTGATACCATAAACCTGTCTGCAAGTTAGCATTAGTAGTCCAACCTTTATAACTATCCGAGCCAGGGTAAAACCTCAGTTCATCAGGATAAGTATTGTCTACCCACCAGAGCCAGTCATACTTACCTGATTGAAACTTGGCACACAGAACATCCTTCGCTCCAAGAGAATTAAACTTCACCCATACAGCCACCGTCAACTCCTTCACAATGTGTAAACTTTCATTATCAGCAACCTCCACATAGTCATCCACCCCATCAAAACTCAGTCCCGAACAATGAGGCGAGACCCGTCTCCAAATCGCCCCATACACAGTCCCATCGTTCTTGAAGCGTGAGAGGTCAATCGCCCTCGTTCCGTTCCTTCTGCTCTCACCACTCATCAAGAGAACCAAACTCCCGTCAACTGGTCTCATAACACCTTCACCTCACAAGGCATCTTCGTTCTATGCTTGTGAATGTGAAACCTCTTCTCATACTTTCTGCCACTGAAGTATGGCTCTAAATCACTTAAAACTTTGCTCGCCTCTGCCTCGTTAGAGACTTCAACTCTCATGAATTGTGGAAGGTCAGTCTCTTCAACCTCAGTCTCTATAATCTCAGCATAATAAGTGTCCATTTCACCTCCCGTCTATAACCTGTAGAGTTTCCAGAGGACATTTATTGCTCCGCTGTCTGCAGCGAACTTGAAGCCCAGTTTCACTTGACCCTCTCCAACGAACAATCCCTGTATCAGAAAGCCCCGATAACTCGCCTGTCCACTCACCATATCAACGGTATGAGTGGTGTGAAGAACCTCCCTGACATTACTTCCGAACTTAACCAGATTATAGGTGCTAACCGTCAGGTCTCCAGCAGTGTCGTCAGAGGGCTTCTCCACCGCAAGGTAGAACATCTGGTCTTGGTGGAGAGGCATCTCTCCTACCGAGATAGCAGAAGTCCTCTTCTCAGTAGTCAGGTCATCACCAGAAGCGAAGGACACCGTCCCAGATGAAATCAAGCCAGCATCAGAGCTGGCTCTATACAAGCCCCTAACCATTACATCAGGCATTGCTCCTCCTGTTGACAGACGAACGGATAGCGAAGCTCAGCACGGCTCGCTCTCCTTACACTCTCTCTAATCTCTTCAAGAGACCAACTCATTCGCTCCGAAGAAACCACTTTCTTCTCTCTTTGATACTTTCTCGGAACATACTGCTCTACTTGCCAAGACAGAGCATCTATCAAGTCATCGTGTTTTCCGTAGGGGAAACTGAAGAGTTCTTCCTCCAACTCCCTCATTCCCTTCTTCAACTTGATGACGCCGTTCTCAAACAGAGGTGCGAGACGCAACTTAATTCTGGTCTGTTTGGAGATGCTCTTAGCCTTGACAGGCTCTATGATATACCATTTTCCTCTCCTTGCCATCTCCTCTCTGAAGGCAGCCTCAAGGTGAGCATATCTATTCACCTCAAGTCTCAACTTCAAGGCTCCATCCATATCAGCCACATCAAAGGCAGTCGCAATCAATTGTTTATCACTCAGTCTTTCTCTCCGATACCTCCTCACAAACATTCCCTCTCTCGTGTGTTTGACGCTGACAATCGCTGTGAAGTCCTGAGATTTCCTTCCAGTCGGAGGGTCTGCAGGGTCAATCGTGATAACTCCGTATCCGTCCTCTGGCAACTCCTTTTCCTCATAGTAGTCAATCCACTCGGGCTTAAACTCCATAAATTCTCTCGCCTTCGGGCTGTTGAGGTAGAGGGCTGAGAACATATAAGTCCCCATACTATCTCTGATGCTCTCCAACCTGTCCAGATTAAACCTCCGATAGGTCGGTTTGCCATCTACGATGGCTGGTCGGTCAAAAACTCTACACCTCTCGTTCTCTTTAATCCAGTTAATGTGGTCGTAATCGCACCACCTCGTTCCTATAACTATCCTCTCGTCTCGCTCTCCTATCAGGAGAGGAATGGTGAGTTTGTGGAAACCGATAGCCTTCTCTATATCATCCCGATTAGGCATTGCCTCCTGTCCCGTGAGGTCATCTTTCTTGGGAGCAACGGTATCATCCTCAATTATGAGGTTATAGTGTCTTCTGATGATATTTGCACCTACTCCTGCTGCCTCAAAAGTTCCCTCTGGATAATCTTCTGGTCTGTTGAGAACGGCACATCTATCACTCCATCTCACCTGATTAAACTTGGGAATAACCTCTGGAAAGAGGGCTTGGTAAAACCTGTTTGTCTCCACGATAGTCCTGATGGAGTGGACGGTCTTTTCTGCGTTGGGGCTGGTGTTGGACACGATGAGACATCGGAGAGAAGGGTCTCTCGTGGCTCTCCACAATGGATAGAGTTTGCCTGCTATCGTAGTCTTGAGGAAAGTTCGGGGTAGGATAACTACCTTCACCTCTGGGGTTTCCTCTTGAAGAAAGTCGCAAAGTTCTCTGTGAAGGGTGGGGTCAAAATAGTTAGGGTCGGTAAAAGTCTGTGCAAAAAACCAAAACTTGCTGAGGGCAAGTTCTCTAATCTTCGTGAGGTCGCTTTTCGTTAGAATTTCCATTTCTCAAGGTTCTCAAAGCCTCAATCAGGCCTGGCGTGGGCTGAACATAGAGGTTCATTGAAGTCTCTGTCTCTGCTTTGAAACCACTTCTGTCCAGAATTTCTTTGGCTGCGGATACCTTCACTCTTCCGCTTTCATCGCTGAGGGCTTGAGAAAGGGCATCAACTGCTCTGTCTGCTAACTCCTCAATCCTGCTTCTAAT